GGCACCACCGCGAAAAAGTATGGCAGACACCCGTTATTTCAAGGGATAGTCTGTTGCAGGCAAGTAGCGACCCCAATATTACAAAAATGTCAAAACCAACAACTAATCAAAGACTATTGTCTATAAAACAGAAAATTTCATCATTGTGTTGCGCCGAGCAGGAGTCGGAGGCTCTCATCAACGACCTAGAGGCTTGGGTCAAATCCGGTTACTCGGCCACATTGGTGGCTGAGCAGGAGGTGCCACCACCCCGTCTGGTGGGAGTTGAACTGAATCCTGGCCCCCACCCGTTTCATTTCGACAACTATGTCGGCCCAAGTTGGACTGAAGGTAAACACGTCGCTGTGGGTGATCACCTCACTTTCAGAGCCCCAGCTCTGAGCCACCCAGATAGGTATGCGAAGACCCATGATCGCGCCTATGGGAAGGCGTGGGTGGAAGGTAGGTCCCAGATGTCTGCTGACCGTGAGTGGTTGGACGCCTTTGCGAGAGACGATACGGAGCTAGGTTTTAGAGACTCAGCTCTCCTCAACATCTCGTCCGGAGTCATCGGTCTAAAGTGGTTACTGGGCTATGAGACGAGTCCAGCCCAGCCGGTGTCCCAAATATCGGCCTTCAAGAAGAAGCTCATGGGCGTCGAAACTAATCCAGGGCCAACTGGAGGGTTTCCAGGCGCTGAGACGGAGTTACCTATCCCGTCGTTTCCGGAGCCCGCGCACGTTCCAACGCGGCCAACCGCACCAACTCCCACAGCTCCACCCACTACTCCAACCGTGCCAGAAGGTCCTTACAACATAGACTACCCTGGGCAGTTGCCATCAGATTTTCAGAGAGAGAGCGACTGGTTTGAGTATGAAAGGCGCCACCCGTCTTGGCCGCATGCTGGGGTGGTGGGGTATTATGACGCGGTCATGAACTCCAACGGAGCGCCCTTGTTTGTCTCGGCTGCGTCTCCGTATTATGTGGGGTTGGATGGCAACCTGTATTCCGGACAGTGGCCGTATGCTCGCAGTCTGGGGCGAGCCCGTCAGACTAGTAATATTTGGC